GGAATAAAGATATGGCAATATCATCTTCAACAAATGGTATTAGAGAAAGAAGCATTAAAGTATTTGGAGAAATATTAATGAGCCGTCTAACCTTAAGTTATAAAAATTTGTATGATGAGGTAAGTCACTTTCTTGGTCTGACCGCTCGTGGCACGTCTCCAACAGGTACTAATTTAACTTTATGCACCGACTTGGTAAATCGTGGCGTAAGACAGTTCCTTTACCCTATAGATATGACTACAGGGCAAGCTTGGGAGTGGGAGTTCCTAAAGGTATATTGGGATTTTACTACTACATCTGGCCAATGGAAATATGCTTTACCAATAGATTTTAGTGACTTATATAGTATGTTATATTTTGATTTAGAAAGTGCTAATCCACCGCTTGTAAAACGAAGTGCGGAACAGATATTAGATATGCGTACAGGTGGGAGCATTAATGGGTTTCCTGAATACTTTGCTATAACTCCCCTTCGATATGATATTGAAATAGGTAGTCTATATGAGTTGTGGGTATACCCCACACCGAGTCAGACTGAAATCCTTTCTGGATTCTACAGAGCAGACCCCGTTCAATTATCAGCAACTACCGATTTAGTGATTGGTGGGATTCGTGCTATTGAGGCTATCTTGGAGAGTTGTTTGGCGGTAGCGGAGCATCAAGAGGATGATATGACAAGCAGCCACCATACAGCAAAGGCTGCTGAACTAATACAGAAACTTATAAAATTTGACTCAGTTACTCATTCTGACAAAATCGGAAATCTTTATTCCGACAAAGACCGAATTTGGCCAACTCCTCGTGGGTATTTTACATACCCCAATACAGAGGACAACGTATACCCCTAATTATGAAAACTAAGGGATAGACACTCAAATACTCGATTGGGTTGGTACGAAAAACAAAAGGAAAATATCAAAAATTATTTAGGAGAATAAATATGTCAACGGGAGCAAATTACTTTGAAGTAGAACGAAAAGCGTTTGATTTAAGAACAAAAGCACTACTGTCTTCTGCCGCTACGTATACGGCGAAAGTTGGTGGAGCATCAGATAGCTTTGTTATTGACAGGGTAATCAGAGTTGATGGTACGAGTGGTACAGCTTTGACCATTACAGTTCCAGATGGGAAGTTTTATGGTCAGAGGCTGTTAGTCATACTTGAGGTATATGCTGCGACCAGTACTGTGGATGTGTCTACTACGACAGGCGATGACGCTACTCAGATGACGGCTGCCGGTGGATATTCAGACTTAGTGTGGATGGGTAGTACTCTTGGTTGGGTAGAGTTAAGTAATGAGGCCACATAATAGGAGAGTCTAATGAGTAAATTTTATAACACAAGTTTAGATAAAGTCCCTAATTCTGGTGGTTCAAATAGAGTAACGATACCAGCAACTCCATTTCAGATAAGAGGTGGTACTGGTACTGGTGGTGCTACAAGTATACCTTGCAAAGAAGCCCTTTTACTTTGCCCAAATGGTAGTTCAGATTTGAAAGTAAATATCGGTTCGGCGTGTACGGCGACTACAGGAATAAAAGTACCAGAGGCAGGAGTAGATTTTATGTTTATGCGAATAGCAATAGATGATTTGAATAAGTTATATTTTATTGGTACTCAAGCCGATGTTTGTGATATTTTATATAGAGAATAATTATGGCTAAACTAAGTAGAAAAGAGAGAGAAATTCTTTATGGTAAACATAGTCCTGCTGGGTATGCTTATCTTCAAAGTAAGAAAGTTAAGAAATTGAAGCGAGTAAAGCGAACTGTGAAACCAACAGAGTATAAAAAGATTGCATATTATGGTCAGGGAAGAGAAACTGCAGATGCTCAGTTACGTAGAATAAAACGAGGGAAATAATGTGGCAAATATCGAGTTTACTCCTCCTATACAAGGTATCCATAAGGGGCTACCTGCTGATAAACCAGCACCTAATACCTCTGAGTATATGAATAATGTACGTGCAAAGGGTTTTGGTGGAAGGATTATAATTGTCCAACGCCCAGGACTTGATAAGTGGGGAGTGGGTACTCAAGTAGGTGCGGCAGAACAACCCGTAGTTAGTATGTGTACAGTTTCTACGGTCAGTTGATAATATTATGAAACTTGTTAATTTAACTGGTAAACGATTTGGGAGATTAGTTGCTATTCGGTGTGTTGGTAGTAGACAACAAGGGAAACGTAGAGCTAAATTTTGGTTGTGTAAATGTGATTGTGGTAACTTTACTGAGGTTAGAACCGCACATTTAACTACAGGTCAAACATTTGGTTGTGGGTGCAAACAGAAATTACCTAAAGGAGAAAGTGCTTTTAACTCTCTTTATTTTCAATATCAGAGAAATGCAAGTATCAGAGGTTTATCTTTTGAATTAACTAAAAAACAGTTTAGGTGTTTTACGCAAGAATCTTGTTTCTATTGTGGTAATGAACCATCTAATATTATAGACGTAAAGAAACAAAACGGAGTTTATGTATATAGTGGAATTGATAGATTAGATAATTTAAGAGGGTATAGTAAAGAAAATTGTGTTTCTTGTTGTAAGGTTTGTAATTGGATGAAAAATACAATGAGTTATAAAGAATTTATAGAGCACATTACTAAAATTTGTACAGTTAGTACGGTGGCATAAATGGCAGCAACATTAAGGGATAATTGTAATACACAAACTTTATTTTTTAATTTCCCACACGGTTTAACTGAGCAAGAGGGGCAAACAATAACACCTACTGAGGTTTATGTATTAGAAACTATAAAATTCTATGCTAAGTGGAAATACGGTGACCCTGGAACTTGTTACATATCTTTGCAGGAAACCACATCTGGTCTACCAAACGGTAGTTTATTAACAGATAGATTATCATTTACTGTAACTGCTGATAAAGTATTAAAGTCTATAACCTTTGGTACACAACCAACTTTACAGATTGGTACTAAATATGTTATAGTATTTGAAGCACCATCTGGTGTTGCAAGTTCTGGTGAACTTCATTTATATGGTCAGCCTTCAAATGGTAATGACTATAGTGGTGGAGATAGAGTATGGTATAATGGAAGTGTATGGAATACAGTTACTTCTCAAGATTTGAATTTTTATTGTTGGGGCGTAGACGCTACGCCGAGTAAACCAATTACTCCTGCACCGTCTGATTCTTCTACTACAGTAACACTTGACCAAACTACATTAAGTTGGGTTGACGGAGGTAATGCTGATACCTATGACGTTTATTTTGGTCTTTCTGGTAATATGACATTACAATCAAGTGCCCAAGCAGGACTTTCGTGGAGTATAGATTCTTTACCACTTTCTTATAATACTGCTTATCAATGGAGAATTGATGCTACAAATGTGTACGGTACAACTACAGGAGATACTTGGGGATTCACTACTATAGCGTTTGCTCCTCCTGTAGCTACTGTTGCCGGAAGTGCATCACCTAATATGTTACAAATTATTAAAAGATTAGTAGCTGCTGCTTATAGCAAATTTTGGTACGAGGACATCTGATGGCAGATATATCGTTGACGGATGTAATCACATATAAAAAATTAGTTGCTTGTGGCAACGGAGAGGTATGGTACGAAGTGTCCGCAGGAACAATGATGGAATTACCTGCTGCCGATAGTGATATAGATACTACTGACCAACTCAATATATTTGAGGCTTTTCAGAAGGTATTTGTAGTGAACGGTGCAAACCTAAAGGTAGCGGATTTTATAAACACTAAATTAACACATACTACATTGACAACTGCTCATGCCAGAGGGGATATACTCACTCAGAATACAAATAATAAAATGGTTGTTGATTTTACTAATACCACTAAAACAGCAACGTATGGTTTTGTAACAGCAGGTATTTGGGATGTTACAAATGCAGTTACCGGAAGTGGTAGTGGTACGACATTCACTCCAACAGGTATTAATGGTATGTTGACTCACGCTGTCTTGGCTACTGCCCACGCTTCCAATGACACATTAACTCAAGCGACAACAAGTGCTACAATGGTTGTTGAATACACAGATGCAACAAAGACACATACTTGGGGGCGTATTACAGCAGGAACGTTTAATACCACAAACTCAGTTACCGGAAGTGGAAGTGGTTCGGCGTTTACACCTACTGCAACAGATATAAGCCCTCCTGTTTGGTATGATTGGACTGTATATGCAGGTGGAGCAAGTGGGACAATGCCAGCGAAGGCCTATCTTGGGTGTTTGTACCGAGGTAGGAATGTGTTGGCCGGTAATCCTAACTATCCCCATCAATGGTATATGAGTAAAGTAGCAGACCCTTTTAATTGGGTTTATTCCGATACTGACCCGCTTACTGCGGTAGCAGGAAATAATACTGATGCGGGAGAAATAGGTGATATAGTTAGAGCCTTAATCCCGTATAAAGATGATTATTTGGTATTTGGTTGTGCTTCAACTATATGGGTATTGACAGGCGACCCTGCTGCAAGCGGTGAAATAGATGAAGTTGATTTAACTGTAGGCATATTTGGTGCAAACAGTTGGTGTTTTGATGGCGACAGCAACCTTTATTTCTGGGGAACCAATGGAATTTATAAAATTCCAGTAGGGTTTCGTTCAGTTGAAAACCTTACTGAAATCTCTTTACCTAATTTGGTTGGCGATGAGGGTGCCGACCCATCCTCCCACCGCATTACGTTGGGCTATGATAGAAAACGACATGGAATACTTATCTGTATTACTAAGTTATCTGATGGTTCCAACTCTAATTATTGGTATGATATAAAACTCAAGGGATTCTTTCCCGAAAGTTACCCTGATGAATGTGGGGCGTATTCCCTATTTTATTATGCTGCAAATGACAACGACTATGCAGATTTATTAGTCGGTTGCAAAGACGGGTATATAAGGAAGTTTGATGAGACAGCAAAGGATGATGATATTGGTGGTAGTGACCAAGCAATATTAAGTTACGCCGTCTGGCCTATACAACATCTAACAGAGGATAACGATAAAGAGGGGAAACTAACGTCACTCACTATTGAATTATCCGGTGGGGCATCTGGTGGTGCATTTCCTGATACTGATGGTGTTAGTTATGAACTACACATAGGTGACGATGCGGAGACAGTTATTGAAGATATTAAAGATGGGGCCACTCCCTTTAGTTCTGGTACGTTATCCGGTACAGGACGGAAGGCAAGGATTCGTACAAGAGCAAGAGGGGCGTGGTTAGGTATAAAGTTCCTAAACTCAACTGCCTCTGAAACTTGGGCGGTTAATCGCATCTTTGGTGAGATAAAAGAAGCAGGTAAAATAAGATAATTAGAAGGATAAGATAATGGCATTAGCTTATAGTAGCGGAGCAAGGGGTGGTGGATTAAAAGGAATGGTTGGAAGGGGGAGGTCAGATTGGGATAGAATGATGTCAAGTTTTACTGTAGGTAAAACTACAGGAAGTGCCGGAGGGGGGAACCGTGCTGGTTCATTTGCTGCGAGATATAATGCAGCAAGGTCGAGTAATATAATAGGCCAAATATCCCGCCAACAGTCAAGTGCGAGACAAGCTAATATAGCAAGACAAGGCCGTATTGAGGGTATGTATGATAAAATGATGGGGATGGTTTCGCCTGGTGGGGCATTTGAGAAAAGAGGATTAGCTGATATTGAAAGACGAAAGACTCAGACTGTAGGGAAGGAAACACAGGGTTTAATCTCTGGTGGTATGTTTGGTACAACTACTACTGCTGGTTTAGGGAGGAAGTTTGAAGCAGATGTTGGTGCCCCTGCTCGACTAAGGTTAGAAGATATTATGCAACAAAGACAACTTGGTGTGATGGGACAGAAGGCGGGATTCCTTGAGCGTATTGAGGATGTATACCCTGACTATTCATCTTTACTTCAAATGTTAGCGAGATAACAATGCCTCTTCTTCCAGAAGCCAAAAACGTAGATATAAGTGTTAGGAAAAATTTTAGGAAGATTTCCAGAGTTCTTGGGTACACTGGAACTCCGTCTTGGAAGAGTATTACCTTAACCGATTTAACTGCATCCTCTTTAGTGGGTACTAATACAAGTAAGGCCCTCGAATCAGTTACAATAGGAACTGGTTTAGATTACACCAGACCTACATTATCCTTATCTCATTTAGGTATTGAGGCATTGACTGACCCTGGTGCTGATAGGATACTCTTTTGGGATAATAGTGCATCTGCAAGTAAGTGGTTGACTGTCGGTAATTCAATAGTAATCACAACGACTACTATTGATACAATTCAGGATATTCGTACATCAGCAAGCCCTACTTGGGTAGGAGCAACTCTTTCTGGCATAACAC